GTAGTTTATTTTTGCTACCTTTACGTCCAAGTCAAGGCCCATCACTGGCACCTCTATTCCAAAATAGAAACTTTTAAGCACGTCGGTGCCTATTTCTCTAATCGGACTGTGTCCCGAAATCTGCTGTAATTGGCTATACGGAGCACCCATCTAATTTTATAAATCTCCTAGCTTGGCCAACTCTTCCAGCTTTAACTTCGGTCTAGCTAATCCTCCAACAGCAGTAAATACCGTAAGGTTGGGTTTGTTTCCGCTATAAATTCCATTGTGTACAACATTCCCAGCTTTAAGCATCCTAGAAAGTTGTTCGAACGCTTGATCTAAATCTTTTTGAGGAATATTGTCTAGCTGCTCTTTCCCACCGATAACGATGGCAGAAGCGCAAGTACCACTCGACAAGTCTAACCCTCCAGATAGAAGATTATTTTTGAGGTTTTCTCTTACCGCTCTAGAGATGCTCACCGAGTCTTTCCAATTTGCTACGGGCGAAGCACCAAAAACAATACATCCAGAGTTAAGAATTGTTTCGTAATCTTTTCTATCGAATGACGAATAACTGCTATCTTTAGACGCCGTCAAATTGAACAAGTTGAAAAGCCCAGCCATGCTCATATTTGCTGTTTGCCAGAAGTTCGAAACGACAAGGTTAGGATAAAGTTTTGTAATCTTTTCGTTATCCAAAATAATAAGGGGAGATATAACCCCTTTATCAACAAGATCGAAGGCTTTACTTAGGGTGGCGTGAGCGTTGGAATTGACCTTTTTCCCTTCAGAAGCTTTAGGTAAAGCGAGAATAACTCCGACTTGTTTTGCGGAAGCTTTTACCGTTTCTTGAAGTTCTTTAGCCGCGTAGACCAACGGTTCCATCATTCCCGCTCCAGAACCCCCTCCAGCACCAAGACTAACGATAATTCTATCTAGCTCTTCCCCAAAGGAATACTTCATGAAATCTAAAACATCCTCCGCTTTTTTATTGAAGAGCTCTTCTGCTACCTTGGGGTCTTTTCCTGCTCCCCCGTCTCCGATGCATAATTTGTTTTCGATATCTTTGAGAGTATTTAGGTCTTGCATTGCGGTATTTATGGCCGCAGTTTTTCTGTAGCCAAGTTGGTGAAATGTTTCTGCGATTCTAGACCCCCCTTGACCCGCACCGATAAAAGCAAAGCGAAATGCTACGTCAATTTCGTCTTTTATTTCTGTCTTCTTTTCGGGCTCTGGTTCTGGCATGGGGATGTCTGGCAGTGAGATGTCAATATCTGATTCACCGTACATAGCTTTAACCTGCTCGTCGTTTTTTTGTTCTTGGTTTTCTTGGTTTTCTTCGTTCATAATTTAATTCTCCGTTTGCTCTTTTGAGGCGTATAAGATGCTTGCTGATTCCATGTCTACACCATGTTCGCAAGCTACATCGTTAACCTTGCTTACTCTCTCTTTGTTTTTGTCTATGGGCTTATCGCAGTACTCTTTTGCATTGTTCATCCAGAGCTCGGGTTCTTCGTTTGCCATTACAATGTTACTAATCTCTCTGGATATTTCTTTCTGCTGATTAGTTAACCTTTTAACTTTGTGTTTTTCCCTTAAGACCTTAGAGATTTCTATCTCCAAACTTTGAGATAAAATAAATAGCTCTTTTACTTTTGCCATACTGTAACCTTCCTTACCTCCAATAGGCGTAATTTTCCTGTTTGACTTGTAAGGCGCATCTTTCGTGCCAGAAGGTCTTCCTGATTCTTTGCTTGGCTTTTTATTTGGGCGAACACCTTTCGGAGAAGGGGGTCCGGTTGGGTCTTGTATTCCTTCTTTTGTTTTCTTTCGATCTAGTTTCTCTTGAGATTTAATATTTTTTTCTTGCAGTTCAATTTGAACGTCTCCTTGTTTGTCAGCAAGTTCCATTTGGGTGTTGGGTCCGCCAGCAATAGGCTCGTAAAGACCCTTATCTTTAAGCCCTCTGAATTCCTCTTGGGATTCTAAGGATTCTTCTTTTGACGGTAGACGATTAGTTTCAAGAGCTTTAATTCCTTCTTCTGGAGTAAGAACGCCTAACTCGACAAGCCTAGTGTAAACTCTAAGTATTTCTGAATTGGTTTTTAACTCAAAATCTTCAAAATAAGGAGTCGGGAAACTTCTAAATCCAAGACTTCTTGCTATCCGTTTAATTTCTGGCAATAGAAACTGATAAATGAAAGCTCTACGCCCCTGAGTGAGGCGAGAAATAAAAACTTCCACTTTTGCAGACTGATTTGCGAATTTTTCTCCACCTACGAAAATGTTATTCAAGCCGATGTTAATATCGTTATTTATGACTTCGTATTTTCTGGAATCTAATAGTTGGCCAATTTGGGGTATGACAAACTCCGCCTTAGTAGTATAATCAGCGATGAGAACTCTTCCTATAGATTCGTTTTGGAAAAGAGCTTGCATTTTTTTCAGATTCTCTTGGTTGATTCCACCCTTTTCTGGTTCTTCGCCCATTGTAACCATCAATATGGCTTGCTGCATAGTCCGAGCAATTGCCATGTCCATTTTTTTCATTTCATATTTAAAATTAATATCCTCAAGTACTGGGTAACCAAATGGGACAGCGAAAGGTTCGTAATCTTGCTTTTTGTAAAAAACTGCTAAAAGTTTTTCTGAACTTAAGGGTAAAGAAAGAGAGGTTACGGCAGCTTTACGTTTTATGAGCTTTTTAGTTTCTTCATCTAAAGAGTTGTATATTTCTAAATCTTCATCTGACTTAGGATTCCTAACTCTTTCTAGTTCGTAATCAGAAAGAACCTTATAATATTTTCCTTCTGAAAAATTCAAAGACCCATGCAGTTGAATGTCGGCTGGGTTTAGAATTGTATACCTAGAGGGAATAAACATTTCCTTAGTAGGTAATTTGGGTAATTCGCTTTTACCATAAACTTGAGTTACGTTTTTAACGTCGCTTTTTGAAAGTTTCGCATCGTACCTATAAGTGAAAACGTTTCCGCTTCGATAATACTCTCTGAAAAACTTATCCTGAAAATCCCAAAGGTTAATCTTCTTAAATAAGGCGTCAAAAAAATCTCTTGAATTTTTGTTGCCCCCACGAAAATAAAGGTTGCTAACTGAGAATTCCGTCATGGTATCAATAATGTTTCTAAAAATAGAAAAATTATAATAACATTTTTGGCAAAGAATTACTGCATGACGAATTGAAAGGTTGGTTTTCCCATGGCCCGAAGATGTCCTAAATGGAATTAGTCCATCGTCAATATTTTTGAACCTATCAGTTCTTTCTATATTACCAGCTAGATTTCTTCTTCGAGAGGTAGGATCAACAGCAGAACCCTGCGCGGTCATTAACGGCTCGCTTTTGACTTTTTTTGGTCGTCCTCTTTTCGCGGGTTTTTTATTTTCGTTTGCCATGATATTAAAATATTAGATGTAATAGTTTTTAGTGTACGTGCCTAAATATACAGGCTTACGAACTGGTTGAAGGGGATCATTTGGATGACCCTTATCAGGATACCTAACAAAGGTCATTGTAATAGAGTGTCCAATTTCTGTTGGGAACATGGGGGGATTTTCATTCGGCCAATGAATGCCCGTACCCCAATGAAATGGATTATTAGTAATATAATTAGGATTAGTATTACTAGAGGTTGTTCCAGAATTGCAAACTCTCATTACGTTGACTTGCCCTGTCCTAAAAGCTCCAGAGTCGAAGTTTATGCTAACGTTGTTTCCCGTTACGTAAAAGTTAGCGGCGTCATGCATGTTAAATACAATAAGATTAGGGGTAGTGCTTTGAAGCAAAGATAAACCACCAATGGTATATCTGACATCTCCCGTCATTCCGGTTTGCCCAGATGCACCCGACAAACCAGTTGGTCCTGTCGGGCCAGTGCTACCCATTTCTGCGAGTAACTCCCAATAAACTGTCGTACCCCAAGTTTCTGTCCCATTTGTGCAAGCGTCATTTGCCCAAGTTCCATTGTTGTTCGTGCAGCACAATGCTTCAGTAGCGGAAGTGCCATCACTACAATACGCTAAATCTGGGTTTTTAGCGGCCCCTCCAGAGGCTTGAGCAGAGCCGTGCTCCTTTACGCAAATGTAAGTTCTTTCATTATGAGTAACTACGTCGTTTACGTAATAAGTCGGTGTCCCACTAGCGTATGCGTCTCTATACGTAATACCCGTAGGCCCAGTTAATCCTGTTGCTCCTATCGGACCACCCGATAACCCAGTGGCACCAATTGCTCCAGTTTGACCAGTGGGTCCAGTCTCAACAGTTTTAATGGTTAAAGTCCCACCCATGCCAGTGTGAGGAGTATCACAATAATAATAAAGAGTATCTGGCGCGTTATGAGGAACCGTAAATAGAGCGTAAGAATTCCCTACCCCTTGAGTACCATAAACGGTCCAACCATCTGTAAATTGTATGCCTCCTGAGGTATTGGTTCCGTCAATTGTTGAAGATATAGCGAGCTCATGAGGTCCAGCGTTTATGCTCGTACTACCAAGATCGAACCTGTAAGTGAAGCCTCTATATAGAACAAGAGTTGGAGCAGCAACCGAATCTATGAAAAACTTATTAGCACTATTATCCGTAGCAACCGTTACAACGTAATCGTCCGCAAGAGTGGCGGGGCCAGTAAGCCCAGTTGCCCCTGTGGCTCCTGTCATTCCGGTTGCTCCCGTTAAACCAGTTGCGCCAGTTTGTCCTGGAGGTCCACCCGAAGGACCAGTGTC